GTACATTTTGACACACCCTCTTTATGCTTTATGAAGTGAAAAAATTGCGTTACGCAAAAATAATTGCGTTAAGTGTCGCTTATTTCTTTGATTATTACTACTTTTGCACTTGGAAATTATAGACTACACTGATTTTATACGATAAGACAACAATATTACCGACACCATGTATCAAGAATTAAGGAGCTACCCTTGGTAAAATAATAAGGTCTTATTAAAGGGAGTTTTTTATCTCCAAACTAAAAGCAATCAATAGTATGACACAATTTGATAAAGAGAAACTAATAGAAGTGGTATTGTATATTATCAATGCTACCAAAGGGTTGGACTATTATCACATTTTTAAAATTTTATATTTCGCACAACGAAAGCATTTGTGTAAATGGGGAAGTCGTATCGTTGCAGATGATTTTGTAGCGATGGAATACGGACCAGTTCCAACAGAACTCTATAGTGCTGTTTGTAACAATGAACATTATGCGAAAGAATTAATTCCACTTTTCAAAGAAGCTATAGAATTTGCAGGCAAAGATGCCTCTAACACGCTTTTGCCAAAAAGAGAAGCAAACATGGACTATCTATCTCAAGCCGATATAGAAAGCCTTAAAGAATCAATTGCAGAAAACAAAGGTCTCTCTTTTGGCGAGTTGGTAGATAAATCGCACGATAGCGCATGGCATGCCACAGGTAACTGTTGTATTATGAGTGTTGGAGATATTGCTAAAGCTGGCGGAGCAAATGATGGTTTTGTAGAGTACATTAACGAACAAGAACTTATTCAAAAGGCTTTATCATAATGGATATACCTCAGACACTTATTGATGATGCTGTTAGCAATAATGTTCAATTGGGCGATGTCTACAAAATAGAGTTGTCAAAAGCAGATGGCATAACACCTAAAAACGGATACGACACACGCAATAAATTCTTTGTAGTATTAGGCTTTGATGAACAAGGCAATGTTTATGGAGGCATTGTCTTTAATTCTAAAATAAATCAAAATCTCCCTATCTCTATCAAAGACTATCACATGCCAATATCGGCTAAAGATTATCCTTTCCTTTCGCACGATTCGTTTTTGAATTGTACTAAAATATTTATAGCTACTTCAACACATTTGATGAAAGGTGAAAAGTTAGGCTGTATCAATACAACTGATTTTGAGTTAATCCGTAGCACTGTGTGCAGCTATCCAAATGCTGTACCTTTGGAACTAAAAAGATTTGGACTAATCTAATTTTAATATCTAAAATAAATCTTATGAAAAAAGTACTATTCACACTAATGCTTCTTGTAAGCACTATGGCGTGTTTCGCACAAGCAAAACACGACGCTTACTGCGAACTTGTAGGAACTTCTAAATTTCTTAGCACTAAAGTTACAGTAGAAGTCGATTTTGGACAATCAAAGTGGGCAGATGCACACCTTTATGATGAGAATGGTAAGAAAATCTCTTTCAACTCTATGATGGACGCTCTCAATTATATGGGAAAGCGAGGCTGGACACTAACTCAAACTTATGCTATCACAAGTGGTAGCTCCAATGTATATCATTATGTTCTGGTAAAACAAGTCGAAAAAGACGAGGATATTACAGAAGGTATGAATTTGAAAGAGAAATAGAATAAAGGCGGAACCTATGATCCGCCTTTGTTCTTGCTCATCCTTCTGCGAGGAACTTTTTACGTTAATGAAATAAATTTTGAACCATTACAGAAAATCTAAATCTTTAAAACAATGGACTTTAAGGACTCTATAAAACAACTTGCGGATAAAATAGCGCAATTGAAAGATGGTATTCTCACAGAAGAAGCCACAAAAAATGCTTTTATTATGCCCTTTATCAATGCACTGGGCTACGATGTTTTTAATCCTTTGGAAGTAATTCCGGAAATGGATTGCGACTTAGTTAAGAAAAAAGGAGAGAAGATAGATTACGCCATAATGAAAGAAGGTAGTCCAATTATCCTCATAGAGTGTAAGCATTGGAAGCAGGATTTATCTCTCCATGATACGCAATTAAAGAAATATTTTGTAGCTTCCAAAGCTAAGTTTGGACTTCTGACAAATGGAATAAGATATTTGTTTTATACAGATCTCGAAGACCAAAATATTATGGACGAAAAGCCATTCTTGGAGGTTGATATTACCGATTTAAAAGATTATCAATTTGCAGAACTCAAGAAGTTTCACAAGTCTTATTTCGATATTGATAGCATTCTTAGTTCGGCAAGTGAATTGAAATATTCAAGCGAGCTCAAGAAAATATTTGCTGAAGAAATTGTAGCCCCTTCTCCAGAGATTGTGAAGTTTTTTACAAAGAAAGTCTACGAAGGCATTATTACTTCTAAAATACAAGAGCAATTCTCGGAACTTGTCAAGAGGGCTATTGGGAGCTATATCAACGAACTCATTTCTAAAAGACTGAAAACTGCACTCAGTTCTGAAGAGCAACGCGAAGCGTCCGAAACTATAACTGCAAATGTAGATACAGAACAGACTGATGCTGTATCTGCCAAAGATGATGGTATTGAAACTACGCAAGAAGAACTTGATGGATTTAACATCGTCAAAGCTATAGTGCGTAAGGAGGTAGATATTTCGAGAGTAGTATATCGCGATGCTTTGTCTTATTTTGCAATACTTCTTGATGACAATAATCGTAAACCTATCTGCAGACTGTATTTTAACAGCAAGACAAAAAAATACATCTCTACCTTTGATAAGGATAAGAAAGAAACAAGACATGAAATTACAAATCTTAACGAAATCTTTAATTTTGAAAAAGAACTATGCGACGTAATCAAAGTTTATGATGAAAAATAAAAAATATTCCCCGAAATACTTGTAGGTTTCGGGGAATATTTTTACCTTTGCCATCGGTAAAACAACAATGGTAATCCATTCCGACGAGCATCGGTTATTGCTCAGCACATTGCTTGGGCTTTTTTTATGCCCATTAAAATATTGGCGGTTGCCATCTCGTACAATCAAGATAAGCTCTTCGGGGTGAAGTCATTGTTGTTTTACCAGCGGGATGTGCAGCCGTTTTTCTGTATCTCTGCCCCAGCAGTTCTGGGAATGGTAAAACAACAATGCAATATGCAACAAACAATTCATTTCGATAACTCTGCCAAGGAGCAGCAGTCTATCGACGTACGTGCTACGATACAGCACAAAATTCAGTCTATTAACCTTTGGCTCGATACGAAGAGCGAGTTTTACAGCCGAATTTGCGAGTTTACAGTAACTCGTCGTTTGGCACTTCGCATCAATCTTGTAACTTTGTGCATGGGCTTCACTGCAGTATGCGTGGAACAACACCCCACAACCGCACTAATATCTGTATTATGTGCAGGTTATCTTGTTCATCGTGTAAACAAGTCAGATAAGGAAGGAGGCAAAAAATGAAAGATTTAACTACCGCCGAAATGGAAATTAAAATGGCTTTTCCTGATATGGAAAAAATGGTCGTAGAGTTTGATGTTATTTTTTCAAAACAAGAAATTGAAAAAAGAGGTCGAGAAATAGCTACCAGTTTACAAACTTATTTGTTAAGATATGAACACCATGCCAAATCTGCAACATTTTACTTTAGTAAAAATGCAAAAGATGTTGTCATGAATATGAAAGAAGGGCAAAAAGTGAAGTTTGTGCAAAGAGATGTTGCTGGAAACATAATTACAAGTCTTTGCAGAACAGGGGAACTGGTAGCCTTAAACGGAAGCATATATGTAATGTATATAGGTGGTGATGCGTGTGTAAAAGTAACTTTTGACGATGATATGGATTCATATGCTATTTATAATCTTGAATTTGAGGAAGGAGGCAAAGTATGAGCAGACCAATGAATCAGACACTGACTTACGTCAGTCAAGACACCATTGCAGCCCTTAACGAAATGGTGGGCGGTGGATATTTCCTCGGATATCTTGCCACATTGGAAGATATAGAGAATAAAATTTTCTCCGACTGCAACGGCACCTTTGTCGAAGCTACAGGAGAACCTCGTCCAGGCACGTTCAAAATGCTGCAAAGTATCCGTGCCCTAAAAAACGATTTGCAAACACTCAATGCCCTCTGCCCTGAAAGCCCAGAGGAAGTAGATGGACTGAATTTTTAATTTAAATTTTTCAATATATGAGCAATAAAGAAAATAACACCGAACAACCAATAACCGACATCAGTATCTATATAGCTGCATTGCAGAAGACTTACGCCCCAGCCCCTACGCCAGCTGATGCCACCCATTTCTTTTCCACTGCCGAAGTGGTAGATGCCATCAGGGAAATCGACCCATCGGCAAAGATAGCCCCAACAGAAGTTTTCTCTGCCCTCCGAAATGTAGGCTTCGATTTCTGCAACCGCCGTGGATCACAAGGGTTGGAATTCAAATGGATGTTTCGTGAAAAATAATTTTTTTACATTTTCAAATAAAGAGGGCAGTGCGCTGTGAAGCGTGCTGTTCCTCGTCCTTTAAACTCTTTAATAAATCAACTATCTTTGCTTTATGATTACAGAAAGCCTTATACGAAAGAAATTCGTTCATAACACAATGACAGATGCTGTCAATCGTCTTTATGCAGCATGGCGACCAGCCGTATCTGTCTTTCAGGTACGTTCAGGCGAACTTCAACGCTTTGCTCAAAGCGGAGCTTCTTCAAAGCAAATCTCTGATGGTTCGTATGAATTACGTTTGTTTAT